AACGCAATTGGACCAATTCGTGTTAATCGCGATGAAGGAAATGCTGGTAATAGATCTGATTGGTTTGCGATTTGTAATTTTGGTTCTTTGCCATATGGAACAATTGTTTCTATCTGGATTGATATTTCCGGTTCGATGAGACTCTCTACAGTTCAGGCATCATATAATTATTTCTTGACACGTTGTGCTAATGCTGGTATTGAAATTGTATTGAGTCTTAGTGCTGCTGGTGAGAGATATATTGAGGGTCATATTGTATATCTTCCTCCTAGTGCTAATTTTACTGTAAATAATACAACAAATATCGTTACAATTATTCAGGGGCAGTCCGTCACGTTAGACTGGGTTGCGTTTGGTGATCTTAATACTCTTAATATTGCTCCAGGAGTTTTATCAAACGCTACTACGTTCAGTAATTTTGTCAGTAGTGCTGTTGTATTTCCACAATCAAATACTACATATCTTCTAACAGCAACTGGTCCTGCAGGAAGTACAACACGACAAGTTACAGTTAATGTTTTAATTCCACCAACACTTCAGATAAGTGCTAATAAAACTACTATTATTGTTGGAACATGTGCCAATATCAGTTGGGGTTATACTGGAGATGCTTCCACTATTACGTGGACTACTGGAACTATAACTAATGGAAATTTGACTAGTTCATCACAAGTTTGTCCGACAGATACTACAACATATTGTGCTTTTTTAGATGGAGTTGCTGGACAATCGCCTGTAACATGTATCACCATTAATGTAAAACAAATTCCAACCGCATCTTTGACAGTTCCAAACGAAGTAGATTATGGAAATAATTTTAACATTCAATACAATACTCAATATGCTAACACTAGTATAAGTATTACTCCAACATATACTTATTTGAATGGTACAACAACAACAGGAACTTCTATTAATAGAACACCTGCTACTGGTGCTGAATTGGGAGATCCTGATTCACAAACTAAGGCAAATGGAACTGTTCCCATAACTGTTCCTTGGAGTAATTTTGGTCCTTCTCAAATTAGTTTTTCTATTGATGTTGTTGGTGAAGGCGGCACTGCTAATGATGTCAAACTTACCACAGTAAATATTGATCAGACACCAGACAATTTAAATATTCCAGATTCGGACGAATTACTTAAGGCTCAAGAACCGGTTTTCAGTCCAGAAGGAGATATTTTGTCTGAGTTGATTTTGATTGATGATATTGATGTTGATATTGAAATTAAAGCAAATTATCCTATTAAAGTTGACACAAATCAAGAGAATGATTATAAAGATGTTCGTCAACTATAACATCATAGATAAATACTAATACTGGGATACAATGTAAGAGGAATGACATTTTCATTTGCACCAAATGATGAACCACTTTACGTGTCCGAAGGCGATTACGTTCAGTTTAAATTTAAGGCACCTTCTTCTTGGGATACAACCCAAACAGTCACTCTTCAAATTGGTGACTTACTTCAATATTGGTTGATTATTACGATCAAGGAGGATTTCACTCCAGATCCATATCCCATGGAGGGATTTGAGGGTGCTGAAGTTGATACTTTGTATACATTTGCTGATGGTAGTAGACCAGGAGAATCAATTGTTGTTGTTAGTGGATTAACACCAACTACACAGGCAGCTGTAGGTATTTCATCTAATGTTCCTATACCTGGAGGAGCTCCTGTTACTGATTATGTTGCGATGCGTATTGATTACGATGGTGATGGAAGTTGGGATACTGGTTGGATTGATAATACTACTGCTGTAACAGTTGAGAACGGCGCAAGGATACAGGTAAGAGGAAGAACTTCTACTTTTTACACTCAAATTATGAAAGTTGTTCTGGAGATTGGAACAGCAACTGAATCATGGGATGTGCAAAATGAAGCTGTCCCAGGTAATTTTGCCACACCATTTCCAAATTTTACTGATTTAAATCCGGTAGAACCAGATACTATGATCTATAGTGAAGTTCTAACAGTACAAGGAATGAGTGAAGACGGTCCTATTAGTGTTAGTGGCACAGGTGAATATGCTTTATCTGTATCTGGTAATACTAGCACTAATGTTAATGGGTTTGATGTATTACTTGGTGCTGCTTGGTCCACTAGTGGAACTGTATCTAATGGAGATTACCTACAATTAAGAATTCCAAGTTCTAATGCTAACCTAACACCTGTATTTACAGATTTGTCTATTGCTGATACTGCAAACGGATCAACCTGGACAGTTACTACTGGTGTTGCTGATGATGATACACCTGGTAATTTTTCATTCCAAGATAAAACTGGTCAGTTAACCAATGTGTTAGTTGGATCGGATACGCAACCACCTGCTGGTATTACTGGATTGACAGCTGGTTTATCTGTTCGTGTGAAAGTTAATGCAGGATCTATTGGTGTATTTCCAACATCTGTGCAAAATGGTGATAAGTTAACAATTTATTTACAATCTAGTACTGCATTTAATACTCCTAAAACTTTACAGATTAAAGTAGGAGAACGTACTATATCTACATGGACTGTTATAACTGGTAGTGGACCAGATGGTGATGCAATATTTACTCCTCCACTTGATATAACTAATCAAGTTCCAAGCACATATGTGAGTAGTTCTCAAGTTACAATAAGTGACATCAATATACCGATTACTATTAGTGCTACAAACGGATGTTTAATCTCTATTGATTCTGATACTCCTGTTGTTGGTCCTAGAACTTTTGATCCTAATGTGAATACGTCATTCTCATTGACACTATTAACATCAGTAAATCTTAATACGGGGGCGTCTACGGTAGTTACAGTGGGCACAGGATCTTTGAACAATCCTTTTACTTGGACAGCGACAACTTATGCCTCAGCACCTCTACCACCAGATAATTTAGGTGTTTGGTATAGTAAGAAAATAGCAAAATTTGATGGTTATCCTATTGGCACTGTGATACCTATCCTTAAAGAAAATACAGTAGTTGGATACGGTGATTTGGACGGAGATTTGAGCTCTAGATATCCAGGATTTATTAAATGTGAAGGTCAAAGTTTAGACACTACTCAATATTTTATGTTATTTGATGTAATTCAATATACGTATGGTGGGTCTGGATCCAGTTTTAATATTCCTGACTATAGAAATAGAAGACTGTGTGGAACTGGTCAAGTTGATGCTAGTAGAGGTAATTCTACTTCACTACCAATTGATAGTGGTGGATCTATTCTTAGCGTTGGTGCTGAAGGTGGATATTGGTATTTCGATAAAATAGATGTTTTGGGTTCTCCACCACTAGAACAAATCCAGGGAACCGGAACTACTGGAGTAAATAGTGAATTTTTTACTTTAGGCACAGTGAGATTATCTGGTCTTGAAACAGTTACAGATGATATTACATTTTCTGTTGCTGGTCAAGTTAGTGGTATAATTGGTCCATTGGAAGATGTTGTGGTGAATGTTCCTTTACATGATCATGCATATGTTGCCGCTCTTCCTGATGGTGATGGTGGAGATCCATTAATTAAATGGGGTCCTCCTGCTGGTAGGGCTATGTTTGGTGGTAGCACTGGAAGAAGTACTTATAGAAATCAAGTTGGTAGTTCTGATGATATTGCTGGTAAATGGGCAGATTTTATTGGTGGTCTTGGAATTTTTGAAAATGAGATGAAATTGTATTATGGCAATGGTTTTAATTTGAAAGATTGGGCAGCTGCTAATTTGCCAACTAATTGGGAAGTTAATGTGAGTGTTCCAAGTGGAGCCACTGGTCAATCTGATTTTGGACCAGAGAATGATGATGATCAAGCAACAGTTGATTTTATGACCTGGTGGATATCTCCTGTTAGTGGTTTAGCAGGGGCATCGTTACAATCTACTGGTGGCGCTACCCAAAACGCAGCAGCTGCTGTTGTTGATACTGAAACATCTAGATTTACAATTGAGCAATATATTCCCACTAGTGGATTTACAAATGCACATGCTCACTTCCTCACAGAAGATATTGTTCAGAATGCTCAACTTGATTTTAGTTCTGGTAATAGTGGTGGTGCTGGCACCATTACAAGTGGACTAGGAAATGGCGTGACTCAACTTAACCTGGTATTTACCCAAGCAGATATTTTTATGGATATGACAGATGCTACGTTCAACTGGAATAGTAGTTTTGCTAAACCGGTTCCTAGTGTTGCAATGTCACCACAGATTCAAGTACCAATTATCAATCCATTCCATAAGACTAAATATATCATCAAAGCATATTAGAATGAAATTACCTGATTATAGACCGCATGAATTAATGCTTGACCCTAATATAACCAAAGTTGAATTTGATGATTTTATTGGTGTTTGGCCAAACTTTATGCCCCGTCCAGTGTGTGATGAACTACGTGAGTTCATTGACAATACCATTGAACAAGCATGTGTTATTAATCCAAGTTTAGATTTATCTCAAGTAGATAGTGCTGATCGTGTTATTAAATCGCAAGATTTATATGGCGGTGAGATGAACAGAAAAGATATGGCATTTATATTAAATTATGCCAACAGAGATTTGGTACTTAAGATCAATTCAATACTAAGATCATGTGTATTACACTACATCTCACAATATCAATCATTAACTAAAACTAGTTTAATTTCTTCTGACATCAAAATACAAAAAACACCTCCTGGTGGTGGGTATCATCTTTGGCATTATGAAGATTCTGATGAAGCACACTCTATGCGAGAAATAGTGTGGATGATATATCTAAATGATATGCCAGATGGTGAAGCAGAGACAGAATTTTTGTATCAAAGAAGAAGAATTAAACCAACGGCAGGCACGGTAGTTATCTGGCCAGCAGGATATACACATACACATAAAGGCAATACTGTTTTGACTGAAGATAAATATATTTTGACAGGATGGTACATTAAACGTAATTAACGACCCATGGAACAAAAAATAGCTCTTATTCAAGTTGATTTCGCAAACGATACCATACTAGAAGGTGGAAGTCCTGACTCAGGATTTACTTTGCTGCCTACCGAATATAATGGTAAGCGATATAAGATGGATGCTGAAATTAAAGAAAAATTCTTAAGCACATCAGTTGACGAATTTTGGCATACCGACAAAGATTTACTTGAGTTCTTTCAATACTTTAATGATGGAACATATTTCTGCCAAAGGAAAAGAGTAAAGTATGATTTTGCTACTGAAAGCAATTACTTGAAAACATATTCCTTTACCGGTGCTACAAATGAACAGGCAAAGGAATTATATGAATTAGTTAAAACATTCTTTGCGGTTGTAGTTGAGGTTAAAAACCTTAAAGTTGATACCTTAGTTGCTGGTGTTGATAAAGAAGTTGCTTTCTATGAGCAGCGTATGTATAAACTAAAAAGGCAGAAGCGTGAGATGCTAACTCTGTCTGATTGGAGAATTCTTCCTGATATTGAAGATACTTACGAAGGCGAAAAAGCAGAATGGATTAAGTGGAGAAAGTGGATTAGAGACAACTCTACACCTGCTCCAACAAATGCAGAATTTAATAACTCTGGATTGGAATATTTTAAGTATACATACAATCTTAAATTTCCAATCGACCCAGCAAAATATAGGAAACTGTATGTAGATGGAAAGTTGGATGATGGTGTAACAGATGCTCCTGCGTTTATGGATGCTGATGATACCAATCAATGGGTTAAGCATGACTCTCAAGCATCAACCGATTTCTTTAAGAATAGAGAGGTCAACATGTTCAACCTGGCACAAAGAGGAATTGCTCCTACTAAGAAAGTTACACAGAAAATCTTGGATATGATGAAAGAATTGAAGATTAATGAGGATGTTGAAGTAGATTGGGATAGATTCTTTGTTGATGAAAATGAACTATGATATGTGAGATTGATTTACTAAATGATGAGCAGATATCACATATCACACAATACTTCAAATACCTAACATTTGAAGATGGTACGAAAAGTAATCTAGATGCTAATAAGGTCTGTCAGACTGTGTTTGATGGACCTGGTAATTTAGATTTGAATATGTATTGTCGTGATATAATAGCAAACAAATTGCCAT